TATCTCAAGACCTTCCTGTTGTCCTTTGATTGGTGAGAAGTCATGCAAACCTAAGTGATGATCTAATGCAGTTTGCACTAGTCTGCCTAGCATCATTCGTGCTGCATCAGGATAGTTGAGTTTGTGTTCCTGTCTAAGGTATAGTTTGAGTATGGCTTGATCTATTGGCAAGTTAGCTGTACTTGCTGATTGATGAAACAAACCAAAGTTTTTACAATAGTCTGGTATTTCCATTTTGCACCTCCAATATAATAAATATTATAACGTAGACATTTTGTCAAGAGCATGTTACAAGAAGGTATGAAACTAAAAGATTACTTGAGAATAAATAATATATCACAATACAAGTTTGCTAAAATGTGCAACCTTGATCGTTCTGCTGTTTCTCTTTTGTTGAGAGGGAAAAGGTTTCCAAGACCTGATACACTCAACAAGATAGAGTTAGCTACTGATGGTCAAGTAAAGGCTAATGACTTTATGAAAGAAGCACAGGAGAGAATGGTTGGCAAACAGTAGAGACAAAGGTGCATCTTTTGAGAGAAAGATTTGCTCACTCATCAAACATGCTCTTGGTTATGATGCTAGAAGAAACTTAGACCAGTATCAAGTTGGTGGTGCAGACATAGAGATTCCAGGCTGGTCAATCGAGTGTAAGGCTTATCAAAAAGGCACAACTTACAAGCCAAGCTGGTGGCAGCAATGCGTTGACAATGCTGGAGACAGGCAGCCAGTTCTCATTTATAAGTTTAACAATCATCCTATCAAATGTGTGATAAGGCTTGATGTATTGGATTCTGCTTTCTCCTCGAACAAAGATTTGGTTTGTGAAGTTGATATTGATACTTGGTTTTTTATTGTTAGGGAAAAGATATGAGTTTTGTTTTACCTAATGAAAAGATACAAATAAGTTTTAGTGGTGGCAGAACAAGTGGTTACATGCTTTATAAAATACTTGAAGTTAACAATGGATTGCCAAGCAATGCTAAAGTTATCTTTACCAATACAGGCAGAGAGATGGAGCAGACCTTAGACTTTGTGCAAGAGTGCAGCGATAGGTGGAATGTTAACATTGTATGGCTTGAGTATGACATTGTAGAGACAAAGAATAGTTTTAAGATTGTAAATCACAACTCAGCTAGTCGAGATGGTAAACCATTTGAATTGTTGATAGATCGTTATGGCAGATTGCCAAATGCTTTGCAAAGGTTTTGCACAGGTGTTTTGAAGTTACAAACTGCTGCTAAGTATCTAAAAACTTTTGATTGGAAGTATTGGCATAATGCTTTGGGGATTAGGTCAGATGAAGCGCACAGAACAAAAGAAGGTTTAATCAATGGTTGGTATTATGGTTACTATCCTCTTGTTGATAATAACATAACTTTAGATGACATAAATCTGTTTTGGAATAAACAATCTTTTGATTTGAATTTACCTGTTGTCAAAGGCAAGTCGCTGAAAGGAAATTGTGATTGCTGCTTTCTCAAATCTGAGCATATCTTAGCTATGATGTTTAAAGAACATCCAGAGAAGGCGAAGTGGTGGATAGATATGGAAAAGAAATATAACAAAAAGTTTAACAGAGATCGTGGCCTTATACAGTTTAATGATAACATAAGCAGACAACAAGATTGGGTATTCGATCAACAAGGTTATTTTTGTCAAGCTGATGGTGGGGAGTGTACAGGATGAAAAGAGATTGGTATTTAAAAAGAGCAGCAGATTTAATTAATGGGGATAGAGCAAAAGATTATGGGGATGCTTACGATAATCACCAAAGAGTTGCAACAATGTGGTCAGCTATCCTTGGCATAAAGGTATCAGTTCGCATGGTGTATCTTTGTTTGATTGCTCTTAAAATTTCTCGATTAGTGAAGAGTCCAGATCATGTGGATAGCTGGACAGATATTTGTGGTTATGGTGCGTTAGGTGGAGAAGATAAAAAGGATTGATAAATTTTAATTTTTTGATATATTTATTTGATGTAATAGTACCTTTATCAAGATACTACTATATGTTGTTAAGATAAAAAAGATGGGAGGGAGTTTTCCCTCTCATTTTTTTTTCTTTGTGATTTTTAAAAGTTGTGATACTCTTTCTCTACTATGCTACGCAGCATATATACTATAATAGTTTATATACTAAGCATAGTATCTATTACAGTAATATTTATATATAAAAATATATATTAGTTTATATACTATAATAGTTTATATACTATGCTTAGTATGCAATGCTTAGTATGTAATACTATGCTGTTTTCTCTTTTAATTGTTTTTCAATTTTACTTGTTATAGCTGATAGTATTAAGTGTGTTGCATGATCTCCAGATGGTGAACAGTCATAACTTAATTCACACAGAAACATGGCCAAGACTCTACACATATTAGGTGCAGTTATATCTTTTTGGTGTTTCTCTGATAAGTCTAGCAGCTTGTTATACATAAACTCTATTTGTTTTTCATCTGTCATTTTCCATTCTCCCATATATCCCAACCTACAAGTTGTTCTAAATCTCCCATGAGAAGTTCATAACCATCATTCCCACTATCTGCATCTATTTCGTATTCTTTTGCAGTTTTCATAATATTTTTTAGTCTTTTTACTAATTCTTCTTTAGTCATTTTTTCTCTCCTGTAGTATTTTTTTTACTTTCTCTTCAACTAACTGATCGAACCAGTCACTATCAGTTATTATGTCTAAATTGTGTTGAAGATAATTTTCTAGTTCCAATGCTAACGGAACTAAACTTGGTTTTACTTTTTGATCATCTGTCATGTTATTTCTCTCCTATATGTTGTTTAATGACGATTTAAAGGCTTGTCAGACTATGTAAAGGCTAGTTTAGTAGTTCACTAGCCTAAATATAGTTTTATGCTCTCTACAAGCCTAAAAAATAGTTTTCTATAATATCTGATATTAAGAATAAAAAGATGAAAAATATAAAAAGCATTACTATTGCAATGCTTTCTATAATTAAAATAATCTTTTCTCTTTTGCTTATCTTTTTAGGTGTGGCTTGGTCTATGTGCATATTTAAATATTTTCTACCTCCTAATTTGCTTGATGTGTAGAAAAGTGTAAATCTTCTTGATACTCCTGCAGCGTTCCTTTTTCTTCTTCTTTTTGCTGCATAAAATTTTCACCAAAAGCAAAAGCGCATATTTGATCCCTAACCTCTCTAGATTGTTTTGATATTTTGCCTTCTTTAATTATTTTTATTATCTGCTTTTCTGTTAGTTTAGGCATTTTCTTTTTCCTCAAAATGTGTGTTGTCAATGATAGACCATATGTTTATAAATGATATTAAAAACTCTTTTTGGTTATCATCTAATTTTATTTTAGGAACAGCTTTGTAATCTGTTTCATAGTCATTATATAACAAATCTTCAGCGCTTAAAGTTTGTGGTAGGTTATTAACCTCTAGCCATTTAGCATAAAGATTATGTAAATTATTAATATGTTTATTCATAATATACCTTCTTTCTATGTTGTTGTGATTTACTCAAGTAAATCTTGAACACCTGGAGCAGGCCCAGGTGTTAGAGATTCACTTAAGCTGCTTGTTTATTAATGTAGTCTTGAACTATTTGCTCTCCTACAATATAAACGTACATGTTTACAACTTTTTCAGGTTCTGAAAAGTCTGTTGTAACTTCTCCGAAATTATCTTGTTCATAGTTTTTGATTATGTTTATTATATCAAAGGTTTGATCGCCTAACCATTGCTTGGCCTTATATGTGCCAATAATATAATAATCTGTATTAAAACAATGATAATGTAAATCATCTATATTATCTTTTAACCATTGTTTGTCTTGTTCTGCAATGTAGTCATTAAAGTAACTTTGTATTTCTTCGTATTTATAAGTTTGTGTAAAATGTGGCATTTTTATTGCTCCTCTATTTCGCCTACATATAAACTTTTTATATATAGTTCTAAGTTAAAATGATTTTCTGCATCATAAGGGAATTGTTTTTGCTCCTCTCCGTCAATCCAAGCATCAAACTTATAATTACATCCTTCATAGTATAAAACTAATTCGCAATTACACTGCTCACCTTTCATAGTTTTAAAATTAATATTATATGACGGCCAAGGTAAATTGTCGTTTTCGTCTTTGTCTCTTCTCTTTAATTCTTCTATTGAATTATGAGGTTGAAGAAGATCACTTATAAACTCATTCCATGTTAAGAAAATATCTCTTCCCTTGTTGTCTATTTTACTAATATTTAGCTGCATATTTATTACTCCTTGTTGTTAAGAATTGTTATGAGTGGATAGTATAAAGTTATTATCGTAAACATACCTGAAGTCATTAGTAATATAAAAAAAACCAAAGGCAAATTTAAGGATAAAACGTAGAATGATATTGGCAGCAATAAAAAGAATTGTGCTAATGCTATCATTAATGTTGTTTCATATTTCATTGTTGTTGTCCTCCGTTATTGTAATAAAAATTAAATTCAATATCTAATTCTGTACTCTCCATTTTTAAGTATTCATTATATAAATCTTTGTACATTTCAGTATTAGATTTATCAAAATCATTCCTACTTGATAGGATAAACGCTATTTTATTCTTTTTATTCATGTTTAACTTCTCTCTATTCATGTACTTTTACAATTTCAACCATCTCATCAAAAGAGTTAGTCAAGCCTATATCCTCTAAATATTCACCGTTGTTATCTAACTTCATTATGGAATATTTATAATCTATCTTTTCAGCTTTTATGTCTTCGTCTTCAAGATCAAAAAAGTAAACTTGTACATTGCCTTTTTTATTTGTGTATGATGGTGCAAGGTCATTATGATATGTCGTATTAATAAAGCCTAATTTCTCAAGTTCGTTAATATCACAATTCATATTATAATTGTCATTCCATACAAATTTAATTCTAGATTGTTTCATAATATAAACTCCTGTTATTATTCACCGTTATAAGGTGTTAATGTGACTTCCCATTTACTCTGTTTGTATGAAATTTCTTTAATGTTAACTACAAATAAGCTTTTAACATTAGGTCTAACTTGTAGCCATACTTTCTCTTTATCTTTTAATAGTTTGCAATCATCTAAATGATCGTGAAAAATAACTTCTTTGTTAGTTTGTTTTTGATTGTCTATAGTCATTGTTTTACCTTTCGTTGTTAAGTTATACATAGTATATAACTATAGTTTCCATAATGTCAACTATATTATTTTATAGCAGCAATTTTTTTTATTTGTTTGCTTTCCAGCAGCTTATATATAGTATAGGCTTTATATGTTTTTATAAACACGTTATGAGACAATGTTACACAGCATAGTATATAAAAAACAACACAAAAGATTTATAGTTGCAAAAATGCAACACATTACAACAGCATGGGGGGAGTGTTTACAAAGGCACACACGCCCATCAACGGCAGCCACACATATATGTATATTAATAACACCATAGAAACACACAATGCCAATCAGTAAATACAAAAAGAACAAAATACTAGCAAAGATTACAGACGGACATAGCCTGTACCAAGCATGCAAAGACGAAAAGGTAAGCAGAGCCACCTTTTATCGCCACATGGCCAAAGATGAAGAGTTGAATGATACTGTGCGTACTGCACAGAAACAGGCTGCTGAGAAAGCCTTAGAGGAGTTAGAAGGCATGTTCTTAGACACTTTGCACAAAAGAAAGATATACGATCCTAATTTATTAAGAGATTATGCAACACATGTTCGCTGGAAGGTGCAGAAAGTATTGCCAGAGAAGTTTGGTGAAGGCAAATCAAGGACTGGTGTTGAGATAAGTGACGGAACATTAAGAGTAGTATGGGAAACAGATGGCACAAATAAAGATTCCGTATAAGCCAAGAGTGCTACAGGCTGAGATGCACAGAGATTTAAAGCGTTGGAATGTGCTTGTGATGCACAGAAGGTTTGGCAAAACTGTGTTTGCAGTCAATCACATGATTAAACATGCTTTGACTTGTCCTTTACCAAGACCAAGAGTTGCTTTGGTTGCACCTACTTTTAGTCAGGCCAAAAGGATTAGTTGGGATTATGTAAAATATTATGCAGGTGTCATACCAGGAGTTAGTTTTAACGAGACAGAATTGAGGGCAGACTTCCCTAATGGTGGTAGGATTATGTTGTTGTCAGGTGAAAATCCTGATGCGCTTCGAGGTATTTACTTAGACTTGTGTGTGTTTGACGAGTATGGGATGCAGAATCCAAGAGTATGGGGGGAGGTTGTAAGACCTGCCCTATCGGATAGAGAGGGTGCTGCCATATTTTTAGGTACACCAAATGGCCATAACCATTTTTATGAAATCTTAACACAAGCCAAGCATGAGACTGAAGAAGGATCTGATTATTGGTATTGGAAGATTGCTAAGGCAAGTGAAACACAGCTTGTCAAAGATACAGAGTTAGATGCTGCAAAGTCTCAGATGACACTTGAGCAGTATGAACAAGAGTATGAATGTTCGTTTACTGCTGCGATTATAGGTGCGTACTATGGAAGATTGCTTGTCGAAGCTGAAGATGCTGGGAGGATTACAAGAGTTCCGTATGATCCTGCGTTGCCAGTTCATACAGCTTGGGATTTAGGTATTAACGATTCAACTGCGATTTGGTTTGCGCAGGTTTACAGAGGAGGCGCTGTTAATGTTATCGATTATTATGAAAATACTGGCTTTGGACTTGACCATTATGCAGAGGTACTTCGCCAGAAAGATTATCATTATGGAGATCACCTTGCTCCACATGATATTGAGATTAGAGAACTGGGGTCAGGCAAATCCAGGCTGGAGACAGCGTTTAGTCTCGGTATTCGTTTTAAGGTGGTATCGAAAATGAAAATAGCTGATGGTATTAATGCTGCACGATTGATGATGCCAAAATGTTATTTTGATAGAGACAAGTGTCATACAGGACTTGAAATGATGAAGCAGTATAGACAAGAGTGGGACGAGAAGAAGAAAAGATTTAGAGACCAGCCAAGACATGACTACACATCTCATGCAGCAGATGCCTTTCGTTATTTAGCTATTGGTATTGAAAATAGAACAACTTATACAAAGCCTCCTCAAGAAATTGCACAAAACAGTTACAATCCTTTTACTTTATGAGTCGGTATGCAGATTTAGGTGATGTTTTATTTTTAATGCAACAAAGTTCTTTTCATAAGAATTGGAACGCAGAACAAATAGATCGTTGTATTTATACGCCTATGAAATATGATCAATATGGTATAATACGAAATGATAAAGGGTTTCCAGTTGTGTTTGGAACATGGGCCTATCCAACAAAAGAAGAAGTTAATTTTTATTTAAGATTTAAAAACTTCCCTAGCAGTGGTTTTAAAAGTCAAGGAAAAAAAGTTTGGATGATTGATTTTATTTCTAAAAAAGGTTATACCTTAAAAGGTGTCAAGTTTTTTCGAGACTTGTTCAAAGGTCAAGGGCATTATGAATGTTTCTGGCTGAGAATAAGAAACAATAAACTAGGGCATTGGAACGGAGAAAAAAGGAATCTTCATGGGTGGAAGTAACAACAATCAAGGAGACAATCGAGGGCCAAAAGCTTTTTTTGACTTTTCTGATGATACAGTAGGAGATACCTCTGCTGGGTCATTTGATGATTATGATTTTGGCGGATCAACTGGTTTTAGTGTTACAGAATCAGATATTGCTGGTGGCACATTTGATGAAGATCCTAGCGATAATCAGTATCAATTTAATGAAATGACTAGACTTGCAGAAAATTTGCAGGCTGAAAAATTAGAAAAAGAAATAGAAACAAAAAACTTTTTAGGAAAACCTAAAGGGGAGACTATAAATATTTTAGGAGTCAACGTTTCACCTTCAGATTTAGTTCCTGGGGGTGTTTTTTTAAATTTTATGCAACAATTGAATTATCAAATGCAAGCAGATGCTTTGCGTAGAGGTGGAACAATTGTAGAGGATGATGAAGGAAATTATGTTGGTGTTATAGATGTTGATGGACAATATACTGGAGATGCAGCTTTTAGTCCATACAATACTCCTGGGGATGATGGAGAAGGTCAAGTTGATACAGCTTCAACTGTTACACCAAAAGTAACACCAGAGAGAACAGAGGAAGTTGTTTCAGACGATACAATTATGGAAAGATCAAGAGGAACAAGAAGAACAAGAAGGTTTGGTCAAGCTGGGACACTTATTGAAGGTTATGGTGTTCTGCAAAGAGGAAAAGGAACAAGTGCAGTTATATAGGAGAATCTATGTCATTTTTAAGACCTAAAGTAAATATACCGCCACCACCACCAGCACCAGAGCCACCTGCAGAGCCAGACTTTAAAAAAGCTGCTGCGTTGGCACAAGAGGCATTAACTAGGCAAAGAAAGAGAAAAAAAGGCAGGTCATCAACAATAATTGCTGGTCGAGGTTTGGCTTATGGTAGAGACAAAAACTCAACGATTCTTGGATAAATATGGAAGACTTTCAAAAAGAACTTATAGATAGACTTAAATCTTTAGAAACTCAAAGAGATTATTGGAACTCTCATTTTCAAGAATTAGCTGATTATATGTTGCCAAGAAAAGCAGATATAGTTCGCAATAGAAGTCGTGGTGAAAAAAGAACTGAAAACATATTTGATGGTACAGCATTACAAGCAGTAGATTTACTGTCTGCAAGTTTACATGGTATGCTTACATCTGGTGCAACTCCTTGGTTTCATTTAGACATGAAAAATGAATCATTAGGAAGAGATGATGATGTAAGAGAGTGGCTACAAAGCTCATCTACAAGCATGATGAGAGCCTTCAACCAGTCAAACTTTGAAACAGAGATACATGAAATGTATGTGGATCTTGTTGTGTTTGGTACTGGTTGCATGTTTGTCGAAATGAATGATGGGATATTAAGGTTTTCAACAAGACATATATCTGAATTTTACATACAAGAAAATCAATTTGGATTAGTTGATACAGTATTTAGAAAATATAAATCCCCAGTAAGACAAGTAATACAAAGATTTGGATTTGATAATGTGTCTGAGTATTTAAAAAAGACATTTGAAAAAACACCAGACGAAGAAGTTGAAATGCTTCATGTAGTTTTACCAAGAATGGAAAGAAATCCAGATAAAAAAGATAATCAAAATATGCCTTTTGCATCTATTTATATTGATATGGAAACGCAAACAATACTATCAATGGGAGGCTTTGAAGAGTTTCCTTATATTGTGCCTCGTTTTTTAAAAGCTACTGGTGAAATAATGGGAAGATCACCAGCTATGACAGCTTTACCAGATGTAAAAATGTTAAACCTTATGAGTAAGACCATCATTCAGGCAGCACAAAAGCAAATTGATCCTCCACTGCTTGTGCCTGATGATGGCTTCATTTTGCCAGTAAGAACACAACCAGGCGGCCTTAATTTTTTTAGAGCAGGTACACGAGATACAATCCAGCCTTTAAATACTGGTGCAAATATACCTATTGGTCTGTCTATGGAAGATCAGAGAAGACAAGCGATAAGAAGTGCTTTTTATGTAGACCAGCTATTGTCTGGAGCCACACCAAATATGACTGCTACTGAAGTTGTTCAGAGGCAGGAAGAAAGAATGAGGGTGATAGGGCCTGTCCTTGGCAGGTTGATGAATGAAATGTTAAGACCTTTGATTGATAGGGTTTTCGCCTTGATGTTGCGTAATGATATGCTCTCAATTCCCCCTGAAAGTCTTCAAGGTCGAGATGTTGACATTGAATATGTATCGCCTCTTGCAAGGGTGCAGAAGTCAAGTAGCCTTAATTCAACTATGAAGGCACTTGAGATTCTGCTACCTTTGTCTCAGTCTTTACCAGTTGGAGATCATTTAGATCCAGATGGATTAGTGCGCCATGTTACAGATTCCTTAGGTGTTCCTAAGTCTACACTAAGATCATCAGCAGAAATAGAAAATATTAGAGAGCAAAAAGCAAAAGCTGCACAAGCTGCTGCGCAAAGACAACAACAGCAAGAAGACGTTAATACAGCCTTACAAGGCGCTCAAGCTGTGCGAATGGTAGGTGGTAATGAAGGAGCTTGATCAATTGAAAGAAATGTATTCTAATGTTTTTGGTTCCGAATCTGGAAAAAAAGTGTTAAAAGATTTAGAGTTGCGTTCTAATTTTCGTGTATCTAGTTATGTTCAAGGTGACGCAAATGGAACGTCTTTTGAGGAAGGTAAGCGTGCAGTTTATCTTCATATTTTAAATATGTTAGGAGAAACAAACAAATGAATGAAGCAATGGAACAGGTAACTCAACCTACTCCTTCTACGGAATCTCCTGCTGCTGCGCCTACGTCAGCACCAGCAATAGAGACTCCTGCTGAAGCGGCAAGTGGTGGGTCTGGAAAAGAACTTCGAGATTTACTACCAGAAGAAATAAGAGATCATCCTAGTCTTGCGTCTATAAAGGATGTTCCAAACTTAGGAAGAAGTTTTGTAAATGCGCAAAGACTTATAGGTGCAGACAAGATAGCTCTGCCAAAAAATCCTACTGAAGAAGACATGAATAATATATTCAGTAAATTAGGTAGACCAGAAGAACCAACTGGATATGGCTTGAAAGCAGATGGTGTAATGATTACAGAGGATGTTGTAAACAACTATCAAGATGTAGCTCACAAACTTGGTTTGACACCAACACAAGCTATTGGGTTACTTGATTATTACAGAAGTTCATTAGAACAAGCGTCTGAAAGTGTAAATCAACATAATGAAACACAAATTCAAGATACAGAGTCTAAGCTAAAAGCAGAATGGGGTGTTGCCTATGAAGATAAAGTTGCAGGCGCACATAACATTGTTTCGGAATATGCTTCAAAGGAATTATTACAAATGAAACTTGCAGATGGTACGAAGATAGGTAATCATCCAGCTTTCATAAAAGCATTTTCAAACATAGCGGATTTTAAGAAAACTGTGACAAGTGAAGACACTATCAAAGAAGGTGCAAGTAATAATAGATTAACACCTGCTGATGCACAGTCTAAAATTGATGCTATTATGAATGATAAATCTCATGCTTATTGGGATAGAAAAAATGCAGTAGCACGACACAAAGCCGTTGAAGAAGTAAAAGGACTTTATGAGATGGTAAATGGAAGATAAAGAAATTAGATTAGAATGTCTTAGACTAGCTGTCGAGTTTGGTAGTCAAAGAGATTTAGAGAATCCCAAACAACTCGCAGATATATACTACGAGTGGGTTATGAAGGGTAGCTTGGAAACAAGTCCATCTGGCAATCGGAAAGACGATAGACCTATTGAGTCTGTAAATCAAAGAAGTGTCCGTAAGGGTAGCACCTCGAAAGTAGCGTAAATGAAACTGTAGTTATACGAAAGGAAAGATTATGTCATTAAATGTAACTACGGCATTTGTCCAACAGTATTCTGCTAATGTGCAGATGCTTTCTCAGCAAATGGGTTCATTACTGAGAGATGCTGTAAGGGTAGAATCTGTTACAGGAAAAAATGCCTTTTTCGATCAGATCGGCAAAGTTACTGCTCAAAAGCGTACAACTCGCCATTCTGATACACCTCAAATCGATACTCCTCACGCTAGAAGAAGAGTGTCATTAGTTGACTATGAGTTCGCAGATCTCATAGATGAGCAAGACAAAGTTCGTATGCTTATTGATCCAACAAGTGCTTATGCTCAAGCAGCAGCAGCAGCTATGGGAAGATCAATGGATGATGTTATCATTGATGCAGCATTAGGAACTGCGTTTACTGGTGAGACTGGTTCAACATCCACAACCATGTTAGCTGGAAATCAGATAGCAAATGGTAGTGCTGATTTGACAGTTGCAAAGTTAAGAACAGCAAAAAAGACTCTTGACTTAGCATCAGTTGATCCTTCAATCCCAAGATATATAGCCGTTGGTCCAGAGCAGATTGATGCGTTGTTAGGAGATACAAATGTAACATCTTCTGAC